CTTGAGCCAATATCAATAGCACCGAAGCCTGAACTAATCGCACCTGCATTCAAAGTTCCAACTGTGGTAACTTGAGCTTGACTCGCATCAACGCTTAGAGAGTGTGCAATATTCTCACCGCTTGTTGCTCCTGTTGATGTAAGTCCAGTTCCAGCAGTTATATTCTGAACATAGTCTCCAGTTGTGTCGGTTGTAAGAGCTACTGAATTTGCCTGAATTGAAGCAACTCCAGCTTCTGTAATTAATACATCGCCACTTACAGATGCGAATATTGCATCTTCTAAATTCTCAAATGTTATTTTACCAGAACCACTATCTGTAGCATCTACCATTGCAATAAAGTCAGCATCAGCAATAGTTGTTTCTGTAGTTAGTTCATTAAGATCTACTGTAAAAGTTCTATCAGCTGCGATTGTTCCACCACCGCTTAAACCTACTCCAGCAGTTAAAGTAACTGAAGTATGATCAATATGCTCATTAGCTACAAAACCGCTTAAGCTATCGTGTACAATCTCTGAGTCTACAGAGTTAAAAGTCATTGTATTTCCAGAGCCTACAGTCACAACACCAGTTCCACCTGTGAATGTTAAGCTCTCAGAATCTAAATCTATATTTAAAGCACCGCCAGAATCCCCAGAGAAGTCTAAATCTTGGGCTGTTACTTGAGCATCTACATAAGTTTTAACGGCTGCTGAAGTTGGAACTAAGGCTGCTCCACTTGTTAAGCTTGACTCAAAAGCTGTAATTGTTATTGCGCCATCTGATAAACTGCCATATTGCACAGTTCCAGAAGCGACTACATTACCTGTGACTGCCTGGCTTCCACTGTCTATTGTGCCTGTAAGGGTTAAATTTTCATTTCCCATTTGGATCTCACCTGATCCAGCATTAATTGTCAAATCTCCTGCTGTGGTGGCGATTGTACCTGCATCCGAGAATGTAATATCCCCTTCGAGAAATAAATCTTGCCAGGCGTAAGTCGCTGAACCTATATCGTAAGTATCATCTGTGGCTGGTATAAGATTGGAATCGATAGACCCAGTGATCGTTACTGTGTCACCACTAGCATCACCTAAATCTACATTTCCTGTTAATGAAACATTTGCTGCTGTAACCGTACCAGTAGCAGTGATGTGCCTAAATCCTGTTATATCTTTGTTCGAATCAACAACAACCGCCTTACTCGCTGCGACTGTTCCTGCTGTTACATCGGTTGAATTTGCTCTGGATACTGCGCTGTCAATTTGCGCTCCAGTATAATCTGAATTGTAATTAGCCATTTATTTTCCCCTGTTAATAGACTTCAATTAAAGAGGATTAGACTACACTAAATTGTCTTGCCATCAGCCATTGCTCTGCAATCGGCTTGAGCTTTAAACTCTTTTCCAGGCCAATCATTGCCTTTTAGTGTAAATAAAGGTGCGCCCATTAATTTTTTAAGTGTCTTAGACCCACAGCCACATTCAGCTTTCTCATCATCTTTCGTCATAGCCTCAAAGACTGCTTCGCATTTTTTACATTGATAATCGTATGTTCTAAACATAATAAGGAATGGGGGATAAATAAATACCCCCCATATTGATCTCCTATTTGTAATTAAGAATTAAGGATTCTTAAACTCTTGAATACGTCCTTCAAACGCTGTAACTGCTCCGTATACCATGTCTGATACGACTTTAGTACCTAAGAAGTCTACAGAATACTCTGATTGAACTCTTGGTTCTAACTGTCGAGCTGCGCTCACAGCGGATGGATGGAAAATATATCCAACTTCTACGCCAGTTCCAGTTCCAGCACCCATGACATTGGAGTGTAGGACTGGCATGCCGTAAAGCATTCCAATTTGTCCATTCTTCAAGCCAGATGGGCCTGCACCCATCTTAGAAGCATCTACGAAATCACTAATTCCAAGCATCGCTGTATAAAGCGCTGGTGAAACTATGAAGTGACACTGGTTAGTGTCTACATCCGCTTCCATGAGGGTTTTCATACCGCCACGAATCTCGGCTGCTGTGATTGTGTTGTCTGCTGCAAGAGCTGTACTGTTAGTAGTAGCTGCTTCAACTTTTGATTCGATAAACGCATCATAAGTCTTAGCTAGAGCATATCCAAAGCCTGCTACTTCTTTTTCAAAAAGACCAGGAACGGCTTGGATTGTTGCTAGATCTTCTACTAAACGAGCTGCATAACGATGCTCAGAGATTGTTAAGTCTACTTTTGCATGCGTTGAAGCTGCGTATGTTACTATAGTTTCTGCTGCTTTCGCTGCATCACTTACTTCTGCCATGGTAGGGATGTGACAAATGTTCTGGTGTAGCTCTTTATCTACACTCTCCAAATTTCTCTGGAGTATCGGACTATCTCTTCACCTTAAACGGTGTCGCGGCCTCGTGGGGATATTATTTCGATCCCTAGTCTCTGCGGCTGGTCTAGAACCTTCACCTCTGATTGCCGTATGCTTTCGCACTTAGGTTTCCAGGTTTTTTCCGCGATAGTAATGACTATAGTTTCCTATAGAAACGTCTCTTTAACGAAACACGTCTCCTCTACCCTTGACTAATCCACTTAGGGATGTATCAACACACTGCTCAAACACAAGATTGCGTTCAAGATATGCATTAATTCCATCAACCCAAATTTCTGGGATCAGATTGGCGGCGGTGGTCGTGGTGACCGAAGCGCCTGCGAAATCTGCTGATAATGCCATTTTATTTCTACCTTTCTACGCTATTTTTTAGCGTAGCTTGATAAAACCTTACTCCAGTTGCTTTGTCTCTGCTCTTTCGTCATATCAGTAAAAGCATTTACCGTTCTGTCGGGCATCGGTGTGGAATAAGATTCATTTGTTTTAATTGTTTGATTACTTGACCGAGTTACGAATTTCTTTAACTTTTCAGTTGAAAGATCAATCGCAAATTCTCGATCCTCGTCAGATAGTTGACTGAGTAGGTCTTTTCGCACAGATTCTTTAATCTGTAGACCTTCCTCTGCCTGAGATTTGTACTCGTCTCGTTCAGACTTGTACTTGGTAGCTAGATCCTGCCACTCGTTGTTCTTCTGCATTTCTGCTTCAGCTTTTTCATCGAGTTGACCTTGCAATTCCGTTATCCTTGCTTCAGCTGCCTGCCTCTGTGTTCTGTATTTCTTCGCATCTGCGATTAGCGTATTGACACTTGAGGCGGTGTCGTTGCTTTCTTGAACTTTAACCTGTTCTTGGGCTTGAGCTTGCTGCTCGATAACTTGAGCGTTATCCTTTTCCATAATTTCTCCTATAATGTGTATACCTTGAAACCAGTTCCATTTCTACGGAGTTCCGAGGTGATTTGTCTTACTACTTGTTTACTCATTTCTTCCATGATCATTTCCCTAATCTCTGGGGGTACTGCATGCTTCTCAGAAGAGATAATTCTTTTTTTGCTTTTCTTTACATTTTTACCAAAAATACCAGTTTGGTTTCCTTCTAGCTTTGCAGCTTGCTTTGGGTCGGTAATACCGTAACGAAACCCATTTGGTTCTGCTACAATCATTCTTAAAGAGTCTAACATATCACCAGTTAATGTTAAATCTGGCGAAGTGCTTTTACTTATCTGCGCTCTACCTTTAGCTGCTTTACCAGCTGCTTTTTTCTGAGCATAAGCAGTTGTATATTTTACAAATCTTCTTCCAGTGTGACTTTTCTTTAAGTCTCGAATATATCGCCTATGTGCCTTAACTACATTTTGACCAAGCGAATTAAAGAAAACCGCTGGAAATCTAAATAACTTTGATAAGCTAATCATCTGTAATACTGTTCCAAAGTTTGTGGCACTTTAAATGTTCTTCCTTTTTTTACTGCTTTAGTAGCCATCCCTTGATAAGCTACTTTAGCTTTCTGCTGTATATCCTTATTTTGGGTAGTCGGTGAAAAAGCGTTCCACTGATGTCGGCAATTAAATCCGCCACCGTCACGCAATGCGCCTGGATATTTAGCTTCTACTTGAGTTTGTGTCATCCCACCTTCTTTTAACATTCGGATACAGACAGGTCTAGTTTTAGAATCTAATGGACCATTATAAATAAGTTTTTGTGTGGGATTCTGGTCTAACTGAAGAAGTGTTAATGACCTTGAGTAAGTTGCCATTGAAGTGGTAATGATTGTGTCTACTTGATAGGGTTTTATAGATAAGTCTCTTAACAGCATCGCACTAATGTCTTTGCGAGGCATTTTCTGAAGCACCCCTTGCACTAATGATAATCGTACCCTTTCGCCAATGTCGGCAGTGTATCTCAAGATAGAGGCTTGCTGCATATTGCGTAATGCAACTAATTGGACTTCTGATACTTTACCAAAGAATACCGCATCATCTAATAATGTATCAAACCCAATCATTAAGCGATTAATAGCTTGCTGCATCTGTAGGTCAGCTAACCAGTAATCCACCATAGAGATACCAGCTAATATAACTAATATTTCTTCAGTCGATAGACCTTGCTCTCGTAATTCTTCTACGTCTTGGGTAAACTGATCTTGCGCCT